TGCTGATTCCATAATGTAACAACTTTGTTATATATTTAATGAATAAAAAAAAAGGGGCGGGGCAATACATACCCTACCCCCTTTGATTGGAACTATAAACGGTCTACACGCCTTCAATCTCGCCAAGTTCAAGCAAGCCGCGTACCATCATGACAGGTTTCAGGTAGGTCATGGCTGCGGGAAGTTCCTGAGCATTGATGTTCAACCTTACGTGCAATGCGCGGTCGTTGTTTACGATAGCTGCGGCAATAAGGGCTTTGGGGAACAGTAGAATCTGATTATCCAGATCGTTCACCAATGCGAAAGGACGCTCAATAACGGGAAGTTGGTCTCCCCATCCAATAGCGTTGACGGATTCTGATGCGGTACCATCAATCCAGTTCGGTGCACCAACACTCGCGTTGACGATTGCCGTACCTTTCAGGAATGTGGTTACGATAGTATCGGAAGTGGACATAATATCCAGTTGCAAGCTGGAAGATCCGCCAGAAGCGAATGTGTATACACTATTCCCATCCTCATTTCTGTGAGGGGTCATAGTGGGAGCCTCTCCAGTCCAAGATGTGGATCCTTGGAAAATGGAGCCTACCCATTGCGGGGTTAACAGGTCTCCAAGGTCGGTCTCGGTGCCAGCAAGTGCTGCAAATATAATCCCGGTGGAATAGCCTTTGAAAAAGCTCGCACTGGAATCTAATTGTGTAATAGCTAAAGCCATAGTATAAAAATTTTAAAAATGTTAATTAATAGTTACTTGTATGTTTAGTGCTTTTGTGGAATAGCCTGAATACAGGTTTCTTCCGCTATACACTAAGTTTCTGAGGTCTGGTCTAAATGTATAGATGATGCCTTCGTAGGTATATTCCGCCGGGAATAGCTCGGAAAACTTGCTCATAACAATCTTCTCCTTCACGAAATTCACAGTCCCATTGGTAAGTAGCTTCACATACGCTCCTACCATAAGTGTGCATTGCAATATGCCTCCATCTTCCGACTGAGAGTTTATGGTACCATTCAATGATATGGTGGTAAACTCACTCAGTACTCCGGAGGTGGGTATCCCGGCATGGTAAATGCCTGACACGCCATTCTCCTCCAAGAAGGACTTCAATGCTAATTCGGGTATTATTTCGCCTGTGTTCATCGTTAAAGAGATTCAATGTTTCTATGTGCTTCTTCCTGAAATGCCTTTCTCGTATAAGGCACAATACCATCACTCCACCACCCTTTTCCCCGCTTGCTGCCACCGCCATCGCCAAGTGATAATTCAACCCACTCGGCATACGGCACAGCTGCAAAAAGTACAAGGGAATATTCTGCGAACCCAGCGCCTTCCTTGCTGCCAATAGCGGCCTGTAATAGTTCGAAGCCGTTTATCGCAACCACGGTACCCTTGGCTATCCATAGGTTCTTATCTTCCGTTGCCCTTCTGCCCTTGTCTTGATAGAATCTCCAAAGTACGCCTTGCTTGTACTTCCCAAAACCTATACTGTCGTATAGATTAAAGGTTTGGGACTCCCAATCTCGCTCATACCCATCAAGCCAACCATACACCCTGTCAATGACAATGTTAAAAACCAAGTCAATTTCATTTTCGACAACTGTATCAATGTGCATTTTAAGCCCCTTCTCAAACAGTCGTCTGTTCCTTGTGTTATATTGGCTTAGGTTATTTGCTATCATTACTCCTCGGTGTCAATAACAGAATCCAGCCATATGGTTGCGCCAAACAGCTCATCATCATACGCCACAACATCGTATTGCTCCACAGTCCCCCTTAACTCACGACCATAGTCCATGGTTATGAGTATCGTGTCGTTCTGTTTCAGCAATATGTCCGTCGCAGGAATTATGAGAGCTGGATAAGATTGCAATATCCCGCCTTGCAAAGACGTTGCCCCGCCAGACGGGAACTGCAACCCGCATTCACCTTCATATAGTATTTCAAAGACCTCATCACCGTGAGCATCCACTGTTCCCGTAGCGCGTTTTAACACGCAGTTGTCTGGGTAAAAGTTGAACTCACTCATAATCGTTATTCGTTATATGATGCACCCCATAAAAAGGAAGCATCCCTTATTTTACCAGCGTCTGTCGGTATGGGAGCAATACCCCATTTCCTGCGTAGCGCGTTGGCCCTTGCAAGCCATACGCTCCTATCCACGGAAGATGCCTGTACTGTTGCATACGTGATAGAGCGGTTTCCGATCTGCTTCTTTCCACCTGATATGCTTGAAGCAAGCCCACAGGCATATTCCCACATCGCAGCCTCCGCAAGATCGCGCTTCTTCTCCCATCCATCCGTACTCTGAAATGCGTCAGAACCTTCCAGTATGCCATTCAATCCCATAGCCTTCTTTATGAAGTCTGCCGGGAAAGTGAAATTAGGTAATACCTGTAAGTACTGTTCTATCGTCATTGTTGCCATACCGGTTAGTTTTAACTGTTATCAGGAAGTAGAGCTGGTGTCAAGAGATACAACCCACTTGGAATTCTTGTAGCTTACAAACGACCATGACTCCATATTGGTTACTAAGGAGAATGGGTCGGATTCATAAAGCTGAATGGCACCGATAAGACCACCCTCAAAGGCGGATTTAATGGTGTTCGGGTTGGGATCCTCGGAGTAGTCAGACGGGCTGTTGTGCATATTGAAGAGCTGCGAAACGGGAACAAGCACGATCTTGTTGGCGTTGAAGGAAGCGCTGTCTACGGTAGGCACACCGTCGGTTTCAATTCTGGACTTCTCGTTAATCGCAACAATAGGTGGCAGGTTAAAGGCTACGGAAAGCTGTTGTTTAATGTAGCTGTCATTCAGTTTAAGATCATCACTGGTAAGAATCATGTATGCCTTTATTGCGGCTATAACACCAGCATCTGCTATAATCTTGTCATATAGCGTCTTGGAACAAAGGAATACCCTGTTGGAAGGCATGTTTACGGAGTCATCGTCCGCCAATGCGTTCATACGTTTCAGGTCATCTATGATGTCGTACCCACCACCCTCGGCAAACCATGCAGCCTCGGCTGCAAATAGCTTATTGGCAGAAGGAACCCTCAAGTCTACGGTATATCCGGTAGCATGTCCATGCGGTTTCAGGGTGATTTGCTGGTCGGAAAGGGCCTCGAATATCCATGAGTTCCATGCGGTATGGAAACCACCAACGATGGCCTCGGCACGTCCCATGTATTTCTTGACCATCTCATAACCCAACTCATAATTTACAAGGTTCAGTTCTTTGATGTGGTTCAAGTCGGACTGATCCACCTTGAACCCGTGACCTATCTTATGGATGGAGTCACCGTAGGCTTCTCCGCCCTCAAAGGAACGCAGGGGCTTTTTACCCATTGATCCAAGCGGTGATGCTTTTACTACGATGTTGGTTTCTTCTACGATAGCCGAAAATCTATGGCTATTTGATGCGGGAAGTACAGTCGTGAATTGTTTCCACAGTGCCTGGTTGTATTTGTTGTTTACAGTGTCCAGCAGCATCTTGAAATCGCCTACATTTGAGGCGAGATCGTATAAATTATAATTTTGATAATCTCTATTCATAACTTATTCTCCTTATTCTTTAGACACTGAATAACGTACATAAACATCCTTGCTGCGCATGTATTCGCGTATGGAATCCGCAATAGGCGGGATCCTGCGTGTAAGCAGCACACCGTTTATTTGGCAGAACAGTCCGTCAACACCATACATAAGTACGGCATCATCGTGTTTTGACACGTCGTAGAAGGTAAATCCATTAGGAAGTACTGTTGCGTAATAGTCGCCAGCATTTTCCGCGTCTTCGGACATTTCAATAAATACCGCGCCTGCGGCAAGTGTAGCAGAATCACCCCCGGAGTTCGGGTTTGTTACGGTAACTATGTCGTACAATGCGCTGGTTGTCCTGTCAATAGTACCCACGGTATATACCGCAGTTGTTGCGACTGACAGGTTTGCCAGAGTTGACGGGGCTGCTCCGAGAATCATCCCAGCCTGTATGCGACTCCCCTCAAACCCTTTCTTAATCTTTGCTTGAAAAGTGGCCTCTGTTCCGGTGGCTTTCTCTTCGTAAAGTTCAAATGCGTAATGAATGGCTATGGTACGGGCATCGTCGTTGATGAGTATCGGAGTTCCAGCAGGAATACATCCGGTATCACCATCGGGCAGTGTCGTTAAATCCACAAAATACTGACCACTTGTAACTCCACCAGCAGATCCGGTAAACACATTGCGTGCGCCGCCATATGTTTTTGACCACTTGATCATTTGTAAAGTTTGGCTCATTTTAATATTGTTTAATTAATAATGATACACGGAGTCGCACCGCAGCATGAGACCTTCCCATACTCTATTTTTTTGCCTCTCCGGATATGCCAAGGAAATCGCCAAGCCCCTTGCTTTTTTCAGCTGCGGCCTTTCGTTCCATTTGTACCTTGTCGATATACCCCTTAAGAGGCGATGTTCCTTCTCCCTCTCCGCCACTTCCGTCCACGGGGGCATAAGTCTGCCCCTTTGCTGACAACGTCTTGTTGAATCTGGATTTGGCTTCTGTGAAAACATCGTCAGCAGACGCATCTTCACCAAGTTTAAGGGTAGCCAATTCCATGGCAATGTCAAAGTCAGCCTTCCAGTCTTTCGTCAATTTCAGTGATTCCGTAAGTGTTGAAAGCTGTTCACCCCTCAGTTGTTTTTCCCGTTCTTTCTTCATGCTGTTTAATTCCTGCATAACAGGATTAAGCCGTGCGTCAAATATTTCCTGGAAAATAGCCTTGAGGGCTTCTTGGTCAGTTTTGCCCGTTTCGGGTTTAGGATCCTCGTCCTTAACCTTCGTTTCCGTTTTCGGTGCTGCGGGTGGTTCGGGTTTGTAGTTCTTTACAAAATCGGACTGCTCTTTGATGATGTTGTTGTTTAGCGCCTTGATAGACGGTAGAATTTTTTCAACAAAGCCATCCAGTTCGGTTTCATCTGTTACTACGCCTTCGATTTTCAATAGTGACTCTATTGTATCGGAGATTGTTATATCGGAAACCTTCTGGGATGTGTTCCCCGATTTGCCGACAAATTTGGCCTTGATGCTTTCAAGTGCCTGTTCTTTTGTGAATTTCATAGTGTTTCTACAATTCGTTAATAAATAAGTTAATATACAAAAGGTCTACACCCGACATTGTGCCGCGTATAGACCTAATAAGTCTTTTATGTTCTACCCCTGCGTGGGGCTTATATATATAGGTATAGATTATTCGTGCCCAGCAGACACGTCACCGTCAAAGTGCTCCACGTGAAAAGATGTAATGTGCTTACAATCCCTGCAACGTAAAGAATACTCAACTACACCCCTTAATTTCAACAACTTAAATGGCATTGACTTCCCGCAATAGGCACATTTTCCGTACTGCGACTTGTCCTTTTCATCCTTCTCTGTCATTGCCATATAAACATTTTCAACAAAAGTAACAATATTGTTATAATTTTGCTACCTTTGTGGACGTAAATATATGCACAAAATATGCTTGTCTTAAAGAATAAAGAAATTCCGATCCCGGAACCATACCCGAAAGTGCGAAGAAAGCTACCGACAGCAGTAAGCGACGGGTGGGATATATTTGACGATTTTAAAATACGTAAGGGAATTGACCTGTGCCCACAACCCGGCTTGCAGGAAGATGTGGTGTCCAGCGAGTGTAACCTTATATTCCTTGCTGGTGAAGCTACGATGGGGAAGACCTTTTCAGGCTACCTGAAAGCTCTAAAGGGAATCAACAGGGACAACTATACGGCAAAACTCATTTCAAAGCGGTTACAGGATAGCAAGAAAGGCGGTTCGCTGATACGTGACTTTAAACTTGTCTGTGAGAAATTCGCAGGGTGCGAGTTTTCCGGGAGTGAATATCCTACCGCGTCGTGGCCACAATGGAATAGCTCATTGCAGATGATGCACATGAATTTCAATACGAAGAATGAAACAGAATGGAAGGCGTTTCAGGATTATGCGAAGAAAAACCAATGCGCCTACGCATATTGGGATGAAGTTACCGAAATAGAGGAGTTCCGGGCATTCATATATTTCTTTTCAAGAAATAGGGATGCTTCTGGGGTCTTACCGACGACCGTATGCTCCTTCAATGCGCTCCATGAGCATTGGACTACATCTTTTATGAAGCAAGCGGGGTATATAGGCCCAGATTGGTATTTTATCCCGGAAATGCTTGGAAAAATACGCTATTTCTTTCCGATGGGAGATACCGTTGAGACCGTGGAATTTGCCGACACAAAAGAGGAACTTGTTCGTAGATGTAGGCTGGAACCAACCCCGGAAGAGAAAAAAGCGAAAATCAAGGCCACTGATTTGGTAAAATCGTTTACCGTATTTTCTGGACACGGTGCAGATAACAGAATACTGGTATACCAGACAAAGGGTGGCAGCGTGGCCAATCTATACAACGTTGGGGAAACGGAGCGCAAGAAAATCAAGTACACATATTTCGGCCCTATTGAAAAGGAAGACGTCCGTATCAGCCAACAGGCGATAGCGGATATATTCGTAAACCCCACAGACGGATCGCAGGAGCGTTTCGCATCCATGGACGTGGCGGCAGGTGGTGACGTGTGTGTTATAATTATATGGGAAGGACATACCATAATCGCCATAGAGACATCCGACAGGCGCGAACCGGAAGAGATAGAACAGTGGTCTGCCGCGATGCTGAATAAATATGACGTGCCTGTTACCAACTTCTCATTTGACGCGTCGGGGTCTGGATTCTTTATGAGGAAGTTTAAGCAGGGTAGACCAATCGTGTCAAACACCAGACCAATAATAGAATATGATGAGGCCGGGAATCAGTCCGTAATGGAGTCGTACTATACGCATAGGAGCCAGTTGCTTGGTAAACTGGAGGCCGCTATCGTCAAGGGAGAAATTTCCTGCAACATAGACAAGTTCACGCAGTTCCCACATGGCCCGAAAAGGACAATGACGACATTTCTGGACATTCTTATAGAGGAGCGCAATATCTTTCGCAGGATAGACAGGAACGGGAAAATATACTACCGCAACAAGGATGAGTTCAAAACGTCTTATAAGCTATCACCAGACTATATGGATGCCATAGCCTACCGTATGGTCTTTGACCTTGATGCGCGTCCACGTAAGGAAAAGCCACGGACATACGGTAGGATGGACTACCGCCTTGTGTGGGATTTTGATTAATGTGCATATTTTTATTAATTTTATGGCCTTTTTCCTGATTTTTAGCTTAATTTTGCTAAAAATACGGTAAAATAATGAAAATTTCTGATTACACAAAGAAACCGTCATGGTCAAGGAATATATACACCAAGGGTTCCGAGAGGCGTCCGACCACTGTGACGGACGCTTTTATTCCACAAGCACCAATGAGGTTAAACATGTCCAAGAAGATTGTTCTGGATCAGGTGGCATTTCTGCAGGAGCTTTCACCCATGGCCCACGAGATATTCTCCACCAACATAAGGTCATTGCGCCCAAAGTATAAGTATGTTGAATCTACCGGCGAATATGTTTTTAAGGGGTACGAGGATGTGGAGCGCATCGGACTGCCGATACAGTCATCAATACGCGACAACAAAACGGGGTACTGCTTCGGGAATCCGCTATGGTTCGGTAATGAATCCGGTGATGAGAACTCGGATAGAATGGCCAAGTTCAAGGCGTGGTGGAACTCTACAAACATGACATCATGTCTTTCGCAGATGGGGTACCACCTGTTCGGAACAGGGGATTCCGCAATCGCAATATACAACGACAATGATGGTATACACTACCGGGTTTTCGGCTATGAGAACGGAGACTGCGTGAATGAAATCTATGAGTATGACGGCACAAGCCGTGTATCTATTGGTGTGAGGATGTTCCAGGTGGACGGGCATGATGCCGTTGAACTGTATAAAAATGACGTGGTAGAGCTATGGGTCAATGCCGCAGATGATGAATTGAAGAAATCCTTCGGCACCACAACGGGTGGAAAATCAGAGGATGGGTATACGCTGGTGTCATCCACGCCACATGGGTTTTCAAGGGCGCCATTCGTATATTTCAGGGAAAAAGACGTCCCGTGGGGTATAGCACAAGATATATGCGACAAACTGGATCTTCTGGTATCTGATTTGCTGGAGAGTGGTAGGTTCTTCTTTAATCCGTACATATTCTTAAAGGGCGGTGCCATAGCATTGCCGTCAACCGATTTCCAAGGGCGCGTGTTCGCGTCCGAGAGTGAGCATGGTGACGCTAAGATTCTGGAACCGCCCAACGCATCCACTATGCTGGACACAGCGTTCGTAAAACTTATGAAAATGCTGCTGGACTCCACTAAGACGGTATTCATACATCACGAAGATTTGAAGGGGCAGAATGATAGTGGCGCATACCTTAGAATGTTGTGTTTCCCTGAAATACAGTGGGCCACAAACTTCTACCCACGCATAAACCATCAAATGGAGCGCCTGTTCCTTATCTTCAAAGAGGCCGTTGGCCGCGTGGAGAAAGACATTACGGGATACAGGGACTTAATATTCTCCCACCAATTTACACCGTGCATACCGCAAAACCTGCAAGAAGAAGCACAGATAATAACAGAATCCTACCGCGCCGGAGTTCTCTCACGAGAAACCTCGGTAGAAGAACACTCACTAGCCAATCCACAGGAAAAGAAAAGGCTGGAAGCGGACGACAAGCGCAAGGCCGATGCAGAGGCTTTAAAAACAGAAGCCGCAGTAGAAGTGGCTGACGTAAAAAACAAAGAAAACAATCAAACCGAGGGGAAGTCCTCAAATAATAACAATCTAAAAAAATAACTCATGGACTCAACAAGAATTAAAATCGGGCAGGTTCTCTACGGGCAAAAAGAAGGCTCCGAGGACGTGGCCCTTGTGAAAGTTGAGAGTGTAGGTGTCGGTGGTATAAACTACAACGATACAGACAACTCTTTTCAGTATTCATTCGATGAGCTTTTTGGAATACCCGTGGCGGCCAATGTGTTGCTGTCTTCCGGGTTCACATTAAGTAATGGGCTGTATGTCAATGACAACATCAGCTTCATCAAAATTAAACAAATTAACGGACAGTGGTTCTGGTATGCCGACAAGGATAAGTGCATAATGGTGAAATACTTGCATGAATTGCAGGGATTATATGGAGACCTTACGGGAAATACACTTGCGGTTGACGAAGATGCGCTGCTGATAGCACTTGATAGCCCAATGGTTCTCTCCGCACCAGAAGGGTTCGCAACTTCCGCAATGACACCAAATACAGTAACCATAACATGGGATGAGGATGCCGACGCGGAAGGCTATTCATACCAGATTGATGATGGCGACTGGGTGGAAGTGCTTGAGGCCGTGGCTGAACTCACGGGGCTTACATATAGCACTCCCTACAAGATAAGGGTTAAGGCTATCGGTGATGGTGAGGACTTTGTAGACTCACCCGAATCCGAGGAATTTAGCTTCACCACGGATCCGCTTATCGTACTTGATGCTCCTGCTGACCTTACGGCCACAGAAGTGGGTGAGAACGATGTCACAGTAACATGGAGCGCCGTTGCCAATGCCTCCGAGTATGAAGTCGCCGTTGGCGAAACCACAGATACCGTGGCGGCAGAGACTCTTACCTATCAATTCACCACGCTTGATGTCAATACGGAATACACATTCTCCGTAAAAGCCGTTGGAGATGGCATCACCTATGACGATTCACTTGAATCCGAAGTAACAGAAACCACGCTGAAAGAGCAGCTTGGTGCACCAGTAGTTGCTGGTGAGACACTTAGCACAACCAGCGTGAAATTCTCATGGGTAGCCATTGCCAATGCGGGAAGTTATTCCTACTCGACAGATGACGGTGTTAATTGGGAATCTACTGAATTGCTTGAAATCACACTCACCGAGCTTACACCTGGAACTTCATATACCATGTCCGTAAAGGCCATAGCTGCCGCGGAGAGCAATTACAGGGACTCCGATGCAGGAGAAGGCACGGTATCTACAAATTCAGAATAACATATCGCGTATCACTCAATCAGGGCAGCAGAAATGTTGCCCTTTTTTGTTTTTTATCTTTATAAATTTGTAAAATTAAAATGTTATAACTACCTTTGCAGGGTATTACTAATAAAACTTATTATGAATTTCAAAAAAAGAGGTAGAAAAAAGTTTACTATTGAGGAAGATTTAAGTGCGGGTTTTTCCGTTCGCATTACCGAGGAGCGTGTGGATTTCGAGGCAAAGGCTAAAACATGGAAGACCGTGTTTAGCAAAACCGCCGTGGAATACTCATACGCCCTATACATGCTGCAAAATGGGCATGTAAAGGAATTGGCACTTGCTGTTGCCATGCTGTACAACTGCTCACGCGTTTTGACAGACGCGGAATTAATGATGGCCGTATTCAAAACTATGGAAAAGGTGGATAAGAAGCGCGCCAAAGAAGCCAATAAGAAAAAGGCCGATGAGTCTGATGAGGAGATACTCAAGTCAGAACAAATGTTACACAAAAGTATTGAGGAAAACGCGAAAACAAAGAGTGGCAAGAAGGCCGTTAAGAAAATAATGAAAAACAAGTAACATTGAAATGGGGTTGGTATAACATTAAGTATAAGCGGTTGTTCTAATGCCGTTTATACATCATTGTAGCCAGTACGGTGAGTTTGGTAATAACTTTAAAATTAAAAATGAGAAATGTGTGGGATTAAAAAGCAGCAACCTGTCCCATTGCATTTAAATAAATTAAAGGTACAACTGCTAATTAATTTTTAAAAAAATGAGAACAATATTAATTTATGATGAGTCTGACACCGATTATGATGAATGGATTAGGCTGGAAGAATTTGATTCAAAAGAGGATATGTTGAATTTTGTAAATAACAACAAACAAGTATGCAGAAAAATAATTGCGGCATACGAAATTTACGGAAAGCTAAAGTTTAAACCCGTAGAAAAGGTTACCTCATGGGATGTGGAATCTTAACCAAACACAACTTGTATATGTAATAAATGCTACCGCATTTCTAATTAAGTGATATATAAACAAAAAAAACAACAAAACTATGGAAACAAATGAAATTGAGTTGATCGTAGACGAAATTGACGAAAACTCCACAAACGTATTACTGAAAATAAAAGAAAGATGACAACAAGTGAATTTCTAACAGAACTTGAAAAGAGGATTAAAGATGGCCGTGTCGCAAACATAGAAAGCCACCTTAGACGCACCGGGCAAACACGCATCGCAGCCACCAAGGAATTGCAAGACCCGTCACGGTGGAAATGCGAGGAGATAAATGGAAAGTATGGGGCGATATATGTTAATATAGAAAAGGAATAACATGGAAAAGAGACATTATACAGCAGGCGGCAATCCATCACATGCCGGGGTATTCATTTTACCAAACGGCAATAACATTGATGTGGTTATAGATCATATTGAGTGGCGCGAAAAAGAGAAAATAAACGGGCGCGTGGAGTCCAAGTTTATTGCGATACTTAAACCCAATCAGTACACGGATCTCCCAATGGTTCTAAATAAGATTAATAAAGAACGCGTATTGAAGCTCGCGGGTAAGGGTTCATGGGATATTCTTTTCATAAAAGACCTTCCTGTAACCCTGACGTGGGAGCCGACAAAGTTGAGCGATGGATTGCGTGTATCCCCTATACCACCAAGACAAAGAGCAACCACCACCACCAAAGCCACAACCACCACGCAGCAGCAACTTGAGCCGCTTACCACGGCACACAAAAACTTTAGCAAGTGTGTGGATCATCTTAAAAACGGTGGCACAATAGACGACCTTCGCGCAAAATATACCATATCAAACGCCATGGAAGAAACGCTTAAACAGGCATTGTTATGAGAGATATTGACCAGAAGGAATACAAATGGCACCTCGATAAGCATGGGTATATATCCGCGTCAAAGCTCGATGACCTGCTGACATCTGGGAAGAAAGGAAATAGTTGGGGCCAGACCTCAATAACATATCTATATAAGCTGCAATACGAGAGGTTACGCGGATTCCCGATAGTGGGAGTTGACGCCAGACCCATGTCATTCGGTCGTGAGAATGAGGTATATGCCAATGAGTGGCTTCGTGAAAACGTGAACCAAGCCATAAGAAGCTGCTCAACGGATTTTGAGGAACGTATATTTAAAAAAGTACCGGCTGCCATGTTCGGGGCATCACCAGACTCGATACTTGGGACTCCTGAAAACGTGGAGCATTTATATGAGATAAAATGCGTGTACGGAGAGAAGGAAACCACGTGGATGTTTTCGCCAACCGTGTCAAAAGACAAAAAGCGCGCACAAGTACTCGCTGACCACAGGGATCAATTGGCCGGGCAGTTGATAGCTTACCCGGAATGTAACCAAATATCACTCTTGAAGTACGATGCACAACGTGACGATAATCCGTTCGACACCAAGTCGCCGCTTGACATTTCACGGGGCATTTTATTCACATTCTCACGCTCCGATTTGGGGAGCTATCTGGAGGACGTATGGGAACGCATAATATGTGCAGACGCATTTTTAAATTCGGGATATGACTTGGATAATATTAACGAGTACGCCTTTATTATAGTACATGACGATGACGGCATGACGCCGGGAGTTACAAACCACATAGAAATAGTATTACAAAATGAATAATCAAAAACAAGTGGAGATCATCGGCTTTGAGGCCGGAAATTACAACACCATCAAGGTGGTCAGGTTGACGCCTGACATTTTATCAAAGAAATTCATACAGGTTGTCGGGGAGAGTGGTGCCGGGAAGTCCAGCCTGTTGGAGCTGTTGAAAGTGCCGATTTCAGGCACGGATGCCATCAAGAAAAAAGCAATTCTCGAAAAGGGGTTTTTTACGGAAGCACAACTGCTTGACGGTGATTTGAATGTATATATCGGTGCGAAAGTGTCGGAATACCAGCGCGGTGACAAGGCCGGAGAACCCAAGTTTGAGTTCTACCTGTATTCGCTTGATGAGAATGGCAAGCAGTATCAGCCAATCATAGATGGTGTGGCGGCTACGGCCAGCGAATACACCAAACTGCTCACTACCGACCTTACTTTTAAAATGTCTGATATGTTCTCTGAAAATCAGTCCACACACCGCAAGTTGGTGGAGTCGTTGTTCAGCGATGAGCTTAATGCCATGAGGGCTGATGAGTTGGTCAATTCCATAGAGAAAAAGAAGAAGGAGCGTGACAACACCAGAATATTATGCCAGTCACAGGGGGCATACATGGAGCGTTTTAAAGAGGAGGGATTCAGCGAGGAGAAGTTGAAGATGATAGCTCCTGTTGACGTTGCGGAAATAGACAAAAAGGTCACGGAACTTGTGCTGAAAAAAGACCGCTTGGAAAGAAGTAGCAAGGACGCACATGACCTTGCGGTAATGGGCATTGACCGCGAGCGAGATAAAAAGATACAGGAATTGAAGGACGAGGGCAATAGGCTGGTGGAAGAATTACGCACAGACCGTGCGGCTAAGGACTTGGCGTACACAGCGGCGCTTAAAAAGTTCGAAGAGGCACAGGCGTTATACATTGCGGAAAAGACAAAGGGTCAGGAGATAGTCGAAAAAATTCAGGAGTTTTTCGTCCGCCCATCTGATGAGGTCGTGCGTGTTGTCAATGACGAGATAGCTCATAAGTTAAAACTCATCAACCCGAAAGAGCCTGTTAGAGAGGCCGACAACCAAGAGCTTGTCGGGAAAATAAAGGCCCTTCGCGAGAAGGTTGAAAACTTCCCTGTTCCAGTATACCCGCAAGTGGAGTCCGCTGACACATCTTCCATAGACAAGGAAATAGCCATACTGAATGACCAGAAACTATCTGCAAAGAAAACCAACGACCTGCATAACAGGTATCTGCTGTGGTTGTCGTGGATAGAGGCGAAGTCGGTATACGAGGCCGAACTTGACAAACTGCGGAAGCTCTACGCATCCATTGATACGGGTGTGGATGGATTGTCCATTGTGCCCACGGAAACAGATAGCGGGAAAATTGAAATATGGATGATGTATAATGGTGCGTATGACCCGGAGTTCTTCCATAATGAACATGCGGAAATGCGCCACCTGTTCGCCTATTCATCATTCCAGCGTTCGGTTATTGGTGTCATCCTGCAATCGGCACGTCTGGATTTGAAGAAGAAGGCGTTGCGATTGGCGATTGTTGATGACGTGGCTTTTACAGAGAAGGGTATACGGATATTGGCAGATTTATGCGAGAAATTTAACATTAAACTTATCGCAGGAAGAACCATAGCGCCAAGCGCCAAGTCGCTTGACGATTCGCAAATACTGGTTGAAGGCGGTGAAATATTCTTTAATGATGTTAATAATTAGGCTTGTTCGCGAAATAGGGGCGATGTGCGAGTTTATGTTTCGATGGGGTGTGAAAGACGCTGTGGAAATGTTTGACCCTGTAATTTCCATGGAATTTGCAAAAAAAGAAGACGCATATAACGAACTTTCGCTCCTTCCACCAGAATATGGCCCTATGTCCACCAAGATATACACCGATTTGCTGTTTCTTAAAAGTCGTATGGATATGAAATTGAAGTATTTGTCGTATTTCCTTGGAAGATACGGTACCGAAATGGCCATAAAGAAGGGTATATGCTATATATGTAACTTTTATTACAGAAAGGGCGTGGAATTTGGGTCCGGCATAAGCAAGGGTGACGGTATACGCATTTACAGAGATGTTGGAACTGGTCGTAAACACCCATACTTGTATGACGGGAAGGGCACACATGACAACTTCCTGTTATGCGTGAAGTCGGAGTGTAGTCTTATAGAGAACCTACGTGTTTCTGCCGGGCTTAAGCCTGTTATGATGCCACTTGCAAATCTTATCGCGAAGGCGGTAATGGTGTCTAATGAAAGAAAGGAGGATGCGGCCATGAAAAAGCTCAACCAGGAACTAAAGGACAAGACAGGACTTACAGACGAGGATTTAAATGAGGAAGTCTGAAATAATACCCGTTGACCACGAAATGCGCTCTATTGAAACGACGTATATCGGCATGTTATTGCCATTCGGGTATTACAAGAACAGCAGGATAGCGGAGTGCGAAATCGGATCCACGTGCATTACGCTTGATAATGTGAAATGCACCCTTATAAGCCGAGGCATAGTCATTATCCCATCAACCACGGCAGACTGTCTGGCATATATGTTATACGGAATGAATATGCAGGAACTGTATGAAAAAATGGCTAAAAACTGGATAGGAGAGGTGTTTGAAGACAGGGTGTTGTTTATTGTTTTAAAGAGAAAATGACAAGAAAATGGAAGCAGCATTATACGCAAAACTAATAATCTCCTCTCTGGCTGTTATCATTGCCGGGTGGCTCTTTCAGGACCAGGCGGACAGGTATTCAGGCAAGTTTGCCCGGTTCTTCCAGAAGGCATTGACCGTTGTGCTGATGCTGTCAATGATTGTTTGTGCCGGAAGTGTGATTGCAGTTATCTGGATTAATAATTAACGAAGATGAAAAACAAAACTTTATTAGTAATTGCTCCTGGACGTGATGTAAGACAGGATGCAGTATTTAACCTTTTGGTAGCTGAAACAGGAGAACATTTAGCTTCCCACCTATGTAGCCATTATGGATTTGCTAAAAGTGATTTATACGAAGGCAGACCCGAACGCATTGAAGAATTTACAAAAAGATTTGGTGAAATTGAGGTTAAATACATTGATGAAACCGATATAAGCGAGGAGCAATTACTTGAACGAAATAAAAAATGGTATGCAGAACTTTCAAAGGAGCAGAAAGCGGAGTAAATTTTATTACCGCTAATAAATAGGAATAATCGCTGGGTGTTGCACGCCGCTCATATTCCTATTTATTATAAAACGGTTTTTATTATGTACATATCAAATAAAGATAGAGAAATAGTAAGGAATTTATTTTATGGCAAATGTGCCTATACAGGGACAGAATTACTTCCTGATTGGCAAGTTGATCACGTGAAAGCAGTAAGAAGAAACTGGTGGTTAAATAATTCAGCAATGTTTGAAGAAAACCATAATTTGCAAAATATGTTACCTGCTCAAAGAATTGTAAATCACTATAAACACTCGATGGATTTAGAACAGTTTAGAGACTTTATGAAAGATTTTCATATTAGAATTTCAAAACTACCAAAGAACCCTAAAATTGAGAAATCAATTAAACGAAAAGCATATATGTTAGAAATTGCAAGGCTTTTCGATATAACACCAGATAAGCCATTTTCAGGCATATTCTACTTTGAAACGCTGCATTAAACTGTTTTATAACGGTTGGTGCAAGAACTGATTTTTAACCGATTAAAATGAACGAAATGATTAGAAAACTTACAAAAAACGAAAAAAGCTGTAATCCTAATTGCGATTACAAAATTGTGATACCTAACGGCGAAAGCTATTTAACGCAAAAACAATTCGATGAACTTGCCCGCGAGGTTAAAAATTTGGATTTGCACGTTGTTAGCAATAACGAAGCGTTTAAATGCAAGACTTGTAATGACACTAAAATAAAACCAAACGGCAATTACTGTGATGAATGCGAGGAAGTAAGCGAAGTGGCGGTTTGCCGAAATTGTGGAAAACCTAAAAGCGAACACGGCAAGGCTTCATTAATGTGCCCAGACCGATTTAAACACTTTGAGGCAAACTGAATGCTAACTCGGAAATAGAACCAATGCGCCTACACCCCGTAAACAGGGGGATAGAAACAATAATAAAAACAAAAAATATGAATCACGAAACAGCAGAATCTCCGTCACCCGAAATCGAGTCAACACCGATACACGAAATATCACACAAATTCCAACAAGAGATTATTGTACCATACGCAGCGGTTACTAATAACATTGAAATAGCGGTGGGTAATAAGTGTAAATTCCAAGACGGCACAATGGCCACAATTACCGAACTTGACCACCTGAATATGATGGATCGCACAACGGAAAGGCACGTTATGGAACTGTACAACATATCGTCATGGGGGCTGCTAAACCAGTGGCACCTACGCGGTGTGTCTTTTGATTCCATATATTTTTTAAAACTGAAATTTGATAAAGAAAAGGATGGGTGATGTTGTGTTAAGGCCGTACCAAGAGAGGCTTATGGGAGATATACGCACTTCTATGCGGTCATATAGACGTATAGCGGTAAGACTGCAACAGGGTGGCGGTAAGTCATACCTTATAGCGGCCATGGCATTACGTTCCATGGAAAACGGACACCGCGTACTTATACTCTCGCACCGTAAGCAGATTACAAGGCAGAACCATAACCTTTTCACGGACTTAGGTGTGGACACGCAGATCATAACGGCCGCCACAAAGTCCATAGATACCAACGCGCAATGCAATATTGCCATGTCGCAAACGCTGATGTCGCGTGCCATGAAAATGGATTCGGTACGCGATATGATACGCGGGTGCTACGTGGTGTTGATAGACGAGGGCCACCTGCAATGGAATGATTGGGTATTTGACTTTATAGACGAGAAGGCATACGTCATCGGGTTCTCCGGCACATGGAGCAGGTCAGGAAAGCAAAAGCAGCTGGGGTTACTATACAATACCATAGTTCCCGGCACCCCGGCATCGGAGCTTATCGACATGGGCTTTATCGTGCCATCCGAGTGCTATGGTTTCGATGCACCAGACCTCTCAGACGTTGACTGGGACTACCATTCTGGAGACTGGAACCAAAGACAACTCGCCATGAAATTTCGCGACAGGACGCGGTATAGCGGAATAGTGAAAGAATGGCAACGGTTGGCATACAACACCAAAACACTTGTCTATACAACATCATCGGAACATTGCGTGGAGTTATGCCAAGAGTTCGTCGATAATGGCATAGAGGCAAAGTATATCCTGTCAAAGGCTATGCCGGATACAGACGGTGCGATGAGTGGTGCACGGGATGATGTTATGGGGCAGTTCGAGACGGGAAGTCTTAAGGTATTGCTTAATGTGGATATACTTGGCGTGGGGTATAACAACCCCGGTATACAGACGGTTATTCTGGATATTGCCACGGAGTCGTACCCAAATTACTCGCAAAAGGCAGCCAGGGGTGGCCGTCCGGCTCCGGGAAAGACGCATTACACGTTATTGGACTTCGGGGAGAATGTGCAGAAGTTCGGATCCCCGGAGTTCGATAGAACGCAGGTGTTGTGGCACAACGAGCTTAAGGGTGGTGGCATAGCGTCCACAAAGGAGTGTCCGGGGTGCAATAGGCTCATACACTTATCCTACCGCATATGCCCGTTCTGTGGACATAAATTCCTTACGGAGAAAGAGATATATGAGGTGGAGCTTGTACGTATAGCCGAGCAGGTAACACAACCCACTGAAAAGGAGTCTCTGCAATCGTATGTGGCGCGCTGCATACTCGATGGGCGGAGCACAAACTGGATACTTGTAAATATATGTATAAAAAACGCGCAAAACCCCAAAAAGGCGTTTATGGAAGCCATAGAGATAATGCGCACAAAACATGGAAAGGCAATATCTCCACAATATTGGTACTTTTTTAAGAAAAATATATTAAGAAACAAAGTTAAAACATGAAGAAATACACCCATGAGCACCAACTACAAGCCGACTGCGTAATATGGTTTGCAAATAAGTACCCGTCATTACGGGGAGCGCTATGGGGTAACTTTGCGGAGCAAAGTGTCTCTCTGGCAAGCAAGAAACTCTCGCTGGGTCTTATCCGCGGATTGCCAGATTTGATGTTCCGTCTTAATGGCGTTTTTGTCGGAATAGAGCTTAAACTTCCCGGCACAAGTCATAATATCGCACACCTTGTGGAGCAATCCGAGTGGATGCAGAACAATACCGACATCGGATACTTCTGTGACTCGCTCAGTGGCTTCCAGTATCTTATAACCCACATAATAGAGCACGTGGCAAAAAGACGTATGGCTACACAGGGCACGATGCTTGAATATTACCTTGACCACGATGGGCTTTGTAGCCCACTATTGGTTTTAAATTTTTGCAGGTCAAGAAAAACAAAAACCACAACATGGAATAAGAATAATTTTATTAAATTTGTAAATGATTTTTAAATTACCGCCAAAATTAAGGACAGATAAGGCATGGTCGCTCACCGACAGGGAGAAGGATGCCCTTGACTACTCACTCGTGATAAACAAGCCACGGGATGAGATTTATAACATATTCTGCGCACCGCAACTCACAAGGGCGCAATGCAGGGCGCGTGCTTCCGCACTATGGTCATCAAAAGACGCTACGGAGTACATGGAACTTCGTACACGACAGATAGAGGATTCATTGCCGTCAAGAAGCAAATCAGGGGAACAGAGTGGAGAGGCGTTCTCGGAGGAGTTTGCATTAACACTGAAAAAACTTATCGCTGACAAAGCTCTTGACGCCAACTCTCAAGACCAGTGGGATGCCGTAAAACTCGCAGCACAACAAGTCTTTAAAGACACCACAATGTCTTTCGAGGCACCACGAAGATACCTCCCAGAGTCGTGTCGCAGTGGCCCGTGCCGCTATCTGGCGTACTGCGAACTGGCACTTACGGATGAGTGTAAATACTGCAACTATAAGAAATACGCCGAGGAACACGGTGTGAAATACACCCATGTTGACATGCTTGATATACCGAAAGGAGACCCTATAAGAGAACCGTGGAAGGACTCCATCGTAGAAGACAACGAGGATGTTGATGTGGATAAAGAAGGAAAACCAATTAATAACAAAAATAATGGATAATCAAAACAAAATTACAGGAATTGTAGAACAAATTATTGACAAAAGTGGGTTAAGCAAAAAAGATGAGAAACCCTTTACATTAAAGCAAATATTAATCAGGGAAATTTCTGGTAATTACCCACAAAGTGCGGTGTTTGACGTGTTCGGGGACAGGTCGGATGGTATTGCTGTTAGTGATGTCGTAGACTGTTTCTTCAATTTGGGTACAAGAGAGTATAATGGTTCGTACTACAACAATGTTACGGCATGGAGACTGACAAAGATAGTCCCTGCAGAACAAAGCACAGACTATCAGGCGCCAGAAGTTACTGTACACCACTCTGGTAACACGGAACCATCACCAGCACCCATAGCAGCATCAGAATTAGAGCCAAAAGAAGATGATCTTCCTTTCTAGTACCAATTTATGTCCATGCGTGGGCGGTGGGGAAACCCGCTGCCCTTTTTTTATGCCAACTACACAAGTGATAACTTGCCAAAAACACCAGTTTATGGTTATGTTCGCAAAAATCAACCTTTTTTGATTATTTTTAACTATACAATCGAATAATTCCCGATTATCGTGTATGTAAATTCCAAAATGGGAATACAATTATTCCTAAAATTACACATTATTGGAGATATTTGGAATTGAATTCCACAAAATACCGTATTTTCTGAACTTTGAGGAAATTTTGTCAACGTAGTGCGTAAATTTGCGGTAATTCGCTCAGCGTAATGCACAAATTAACGGCAAAATATGGTGGATACTGCCAAAAGTTGGAAAACAAAATGGTGGTTATACCCGAAAACATATAATCAATCAAATAAAGTTTCGACTATACCCGAAAACATATAATAAAATGAGAAACGTTTCGGTTATACCTGAAAACATATAGTAACCGCCGTTACATTAACTGCCGTAACTAAAATAAGAACCCCGTTATTTAACGTTTGCGGTCATAACTTAAACAGGGTTTAATCTACGCACCAAAAGCGGTAATATTTACCGCAACTGGTTCGCAAAGTAAATCCGCGATTCTACTCAACACAACATATAATATGCAGGAATGGTGATTTACGTGTATTATATGATATGGTGAACTACCCACCCACGCCATAGGCGATGGGTTGGGCTTCCTGCTTCTCGGACAAAGGTAACCCTTCATCTCCACAGGCTTGAAATCCGACAATTCCTGCCGTATT